TGCCGGCTGTGGCTGCAGTCACTACGCCGCGCGGCGTTGCTGAACCTGAACCCGTTGTAAACTTGGTGTTCGTGATACGACCGATACGGCTAACCAAACGCGTATTAATGAACGTTTCCAAATCGACGGCGCTATCCTGCAACAATTCAATCGGAACGGTAACTACTTTCGAGCTGAACTTATAGGTATCAACTGCAACCGCACCGAATGAAATACCCTCATCGCTTGCCGCTGCGTTTTCTGCTACCTGTTCGCCGATTTCGCTGGTTCCGTTGCTTGTCGGGAACGACATCGGGTTTCCCATTTCCGTATTGATAACGGTAGCAACTTCACGAACGCCGCCGTAATTTTTCAACGCGTCGGCTACTGTTTGCGCTACTTCTGTAGCTACTGTATAGCCGCCCTCACTTGGTGTTGTGGTCGACATGGTCGCGCGTACTGCTTGCCATTCGGCCGCGCTGATTGCTGCGTCGCCGCCGCGTAACCACTTGGCATGAATAGCCGCAATCGGCGACTTGCCTTGTTTAACCAAACGGTCGGCCGCTTCGATTAAGCCGGCGTTCATTTCGTCAACGCCGAATTTTTCCAACAGTTTTAAATCGCGGTCAACTTCGGCTTTGTCTGCGTCAATGGAAGCCATTAACGAATCGTATTTCGCCTGGCATTCGGTATTCCATGCTGCGCCCTGGTTATCGTCCAGTAATTTGCGGACTTCTTGCGCTTTTGCGGTAATTTGCGCGCGCAATGCGTTTAATTTGCTCATTTTCTAACCCTCTTGATTTTAATAAATGCCATTGCGGCGTTTTCTACCGTTTTAAAGTAGTCTTTTTAGCATAAAAGCGCAAATTCAAAATTGCGTTTTCGCTCCTGTGCTTTAATTTCTGCATCCTGTTCGTCGACGACAACCGGTTCGATAACAGGTTCGGGTTCCGGCTCAACCTGGCCAATATCCGGCGCGTTTTCAAACGCCGACAAATCCCATTTTATAGAATTTTTTACTGCGTATTCCATAACCGAATCGGCGAAACCCTGTTCGACGGCATCGGCCGAACCTATCCAGGTTTCCGCGTTCATCATTTCGGCGATTTTCTCTTTTTCCTGGCCGGTTTTTGCGACGTATGTGTCGGCCAATGAATCGTCAACCTTCGTTAATACGTCGATTTTCTGCGCCAATTCTTCCTTGTTTCCCCAGGTTAACATCGACGCGTTATGAATCATAAAAAAACCGCCAGGCGCGATAACTACTTCGTCGGCCGCTATTGCTAGAATACTAGCCGCGCTGGCTGCTAATCCGTCGATGTAGGCTATTACTTTCGACGCGTGGTTTTTAATAGCGGTTTCCATAGTGCGCGCTGCGAACACGTCTCCGCCTGGACTGTTAATTCTCAAGTGAATAACCGGCGCTGATAAACCGTTTAATGTTTCAATAAATTTTTTAGAAGAAACTCCGCCGCCCCATTCGGCCTCCCAATCGTCGCCGACAATTTCATCGTAAACGTAAAGCGTGGCTTCTGTGCCAGCCTGGTTCGTTATAGCCTCGAATTTATTTTCGCCGGCTAATGCCCTGAATAATAGTTTGTTTCTCATGTCGTCGGCCCTGCTGCTGTTGTCGCTGTTGTTAATACGTCCCCGCCAGGAACCGGCGGTAAATTTTCCCACTTGCGAACCTCGTTAACCGTTAACCAACCCGGCTCACCGGCCCGGCCTAGTCCTATGCGGTACGAATCCGACCGGGTTTTTATATCGCCACGTTCAAGGCCGGACGTGTTAAATTCGCCAAAAATAAACGGCGAAAAAATACACTTGCGCGTTATTTCCTGTTCGAATTTAATTAAAATTCGCTGTAGTGTATATTTTACGAACCCGATTCCCATCTGTTCGACACCGGTTCCCCAGGAACTCGATTTTTCTGTGTGCCCTATCATGTACGGCGGAACGCCAAATATACGCGCGATTTCCTCGACGCTGAATTTTCGCGTTTGTAATAACTGCGAATCCTCCGCCGTCAACGTTATTTCCTGCAGCGTCGCCCCGCCGGATAAAACAACGGGTTCGAACGACTGGCTCAAACGCCGGGACGCTGCAAAATTCGATTTCATTAACGCGACCTGGTCGGCCGTCGTCGCGCCTGGAACAACAATAGCCAAGTCGGACTTGGCGCCGTTGCGAAAATATGCGCCGCTGTAATCTTCGGCCGCCTGCGCTGTTCCGGCTGCGTTTTTCAACGCGTATTTAATAACGCTCATTCCATTTAGGCCGTTAAATCCAACGCCAGGAACGTGGATAACGTCGGCTTGGTCTAGCGTTTCCGTAATTTTTCCGGCCTTGATATCATACGCCAAGCCCTTATCGACACGGCGAACCGTCACCGAATCCGGCGCCAATAATTCAAACCCGATTATTTCGGCGCTGTATTTGTTCGGACGTAAAATTCGCGCGTATGCGTCGCCTTTCAACAATAGCGACTTGACTAAATATTCCCAAAACACGGCGGCTGTTATCGCCTGGTTCGGCTGCATATTTAACAAATCGGTCAATGGCAAGTATATTTTTTTTCTGTCGCCTTTCTGGTCAACCTGGAAAAAATTAAACGGCATCGATGCAATGGAACCGCCGATTAAACTAACCGACGCAAAAACCGGCGACAACGACATCGCGGACTTTTCGGAAACTGCGACCCCGGCCGCCGACATAGCACCGGCGCCCAGGTTAAAAAAATCCGACGACGAATCGCCGGAATAATAATTGTTATTATGGATAACTGGCGCGGTCGGTTCATTAACGGCCGGTTCGCTTGCGGCTTTTTTTCTATTAAAAAAACTAAAACCAGACTTTGCCATTAACTCGAACCCCAAACCATCGGCGCCGTTGCGCCATTATTTCCACCAACAACCGAACGACCTAACGCCATTAAATCCGCGACGACGCCGTCGATTTTATTTTCCGCGCCTTCCTTGTTCGGGTAAACGTTGTCTTTTTTGTCAATCTTCGCCGTAACGTTCGATAACATCCACGAATAAACCGGGTCGTCGTTGTGCTTCATCTTACCGGCCCTGATTAACCCGTCTAAAATTTTCATCGGTTCCGAAAAATTTAACACGGTCGGCCGCATCTCGACAACGTTAACACCTTCGGCCATTAATTCTGTTATTAACATCGTAGCTTGAAACGGGTCGTATGCCAACTCTGTAACCTCGAATTTCGTGCAAAATTCCAATATGTCGGCCTTTATTTCGTTAAAATCTATGATTTCCCCGTCGGTTATGGTCAACCAGCCTTCGGCGGCCCAGGCCCTGTAATGCTCATTTCCTGCGTTTTCGATAGCGGTTTCCGGCAAATAGTACCTGCCAAACCTGGCATAATCGCCATTTTCTAGCGGAAAAATTAACGATATCGCCGCAATGTCGACACGGCTCGCCAAATCCAGGCCGATATAACACCGCTTTCCGATGAAATCTTCCAGCTTTAACCCGTGGTTCGTGGTTTCCGTCCAGCGTTGCAAATTAAAAAACGCATCGCGCGAACCAACCCACACGTTTAAATGCTTGGTTTTATATGTCGCCTGCTTCCTAGCGTTGCCGATTGCATCGGCTAACCTAGCCCGCAAAAATTCCGGCGATACACTAACCCCATAGTTCGGGTTTGCCTTTTTCAACGACTCTTCGGTCGTCCAATCGTCGCCAGCGTCAATCGTATAAATCAGCGAAAACGTTTCGCCTGGACTAATTGCCCCGGTTAATCGTTTCTGTGCTTGCAGCTGCGCCTGGTAACACGGCCCTGCAATGTTATCGCCAGCCGTCGTTATGATTAACGCCAACGGCTGCTCCCTAGCCCCCATGCCTGTAACCATTGTGTCAAGCAAACGGTCGTCCTTGTGTTCGTGGTATTCGTCAATAATCGCGCACGACGGCGACGACCCATCGCCAGGGTTTCCGATTAATGGTTCGAACTTCGCCCCGGTTTCAAATATACAAATATTCGACGCGTTAACCGTAACGTCATAATGATTGCGGTATTCTTCATTTTTGCTGGCCATTAATTTCGCCGGCTTGAATACTTCCCACGACTGCTTTTCGCTGGTCGCTCCGCTATACACTTCGGCCCCGTGTTCGTTGTCGGCGGCTAACATATACAAGCCAATCGCGGCCGCTAAAAACGACTTTCCGTTTTTTCTGGGGACGTATAATTCCGCCATCGTATAGCGGCGCATATTGTTGGTTTTTTTAAGCCATCCGAACACATTGCAGATAAAAAACGTCTGCCACATTTCAAGGCGGAACGGTTCCGACTTCGCGGCCCAACGGCCTTTTACATGGTCGAATGATTCGATAAACCTGCAAACCCGCGTCGCTTGTTTTTCATTGAAATAAAATTCAAAACTTGCCGACGACTGGCGGCCGATATCCTCGACAAAATTCATACAAGCCAACTGGATATAATAACCGGCTGGAATTTCGCCAGACATTACGCCGCGCGCGTATGCGTGGGTTTGCTCTATGTGGTTCATTAATGCGGCGCCATTTGCTGAACGTTCGACGCGTCGTCGTCCAGTTCTTCATAAAGTGACTTTTTAGGCTTCGGCTTTACCGCTACTTTCGAACGGTCGGACGGCGTCATCCCGAACCTGGCCAAAAACGTTTCTAGCCTGTTCAATTTTGCGGCCGTGAACGTGTCATAGCTAAAACGGAATTCATAAAATAACTTTGTCACGATTTCCAACGCCACGCGGTCTGAC